GCGAGCGTTGGCTTGCGACCTGACTGAATCTTCTTCGGATTCAACCAGTTGACGGTGCCAGGTAACCGGAGCAACCGGCACACGTCGTGACAGTGGTCGCCACCCAGCAGGTTCTCGATCTGGATGTTGTAGCGCTTCAGTTCCTCCGCGTGATTCAGATCGTTGATCGGAATCGGCTTGAGCATCTTCCACAGCAGCTGGTAGCCGCCGCCAGAGAAGATGATGACCGAGGGGTTGGGCAGGTCGCGGGGCCGCTCGCTTTGCGCCAGCGCTAGGATGCGAGCCTGCTCGGTCGCGAAGTCCTCCCCCGCGCGCGGATCGAGGTCAACGTGAAGACACGCCAACGCCGCGATGTCCTCACGCCGCGCCTTCGATGTGATTGGTGCCCGGACCGGGTTGGGCACGAAGTAGATTGACGCTTTCGAACTGGTGTTGTGTAGCGCCAGCCACTTCAATAGAGCCGGGTCACCGTCCTTCGGATAGAAGGTGGCGGTGGTTGTGCCTTCAGATCGGTCGAAGGGGATGACCGTCAGGCACCACGGCCCTTGTGGTGTCCAGTTCTTGAGGAAGCGAAGGGCAGAAGCAAAGTCCGGTTTGGGCTTGGTCACTGACGCTGCCTCCCGGAGAAAATGGTAAGCAATTCATTGCTTGTTGGAGCGCAACGTTCCCAATAGCGCATGGACCCCTCGATGAGTTCGGATTTGGTTGAGGTGCCAAGTATACTGGCGGCAACGTCTCCGCGGAACAAGAGCCAGTCACGCTTCACACGCAACAAGACCCACGCATTCCCACCACGACGGATCCGACGGCTGAGCCAGATTCGTTGTTCGATCTCGAAGCGCTTGAGTCGTAGTGGCGTCCCCGGTCGCACTGGCCACTCATCTTCGCTCTTCAGTTCGATCCAACCCCCGATGAACTCGATGTCGGGGGTGCCCGGTAGGACGAGATTTTCCACGGGCACGGCATCGAGTTTCCGCAAGGCTTTGATGACTCGCGACCGCATCGAAGTTTCATGTGCCATCAAGCCACCTTCGTGAGCTCACCCCAACTTGGCCCGGTCTCCGGATCGACTCGGGTGGGCACGCGCAGAGTGACGACCTCACGCATGATCTTCGCGAGTTCGACAGCTTCGGCCTCGGAACCTACGGTCTGATCAAGCTCGTCGTGGACCTGAAGCTGGAGCAAGAATCCTTCTTCGTCGGCCGCGATCATCGCAGCCTTAGTTTGATCAGCACCGCCGCCTTGGATCAGACGGTTCCCCGCCTTGTGCGTCCAGTCCCAACCGCCGTTCTCTTTCTCCGGGAACCGACACCGCCGCCCCAGCAAGGTCCGGATGTAGCCCTTGCTGTCTGCTTCTGTTTCACACTTGGCGGCTAGCGCTTTCACATAGGGCGCGCGACGGTTGAACTGATCGAGAACCGCTTTCGCCTCCGGTCCTGCGACCTCAATCATTCGGCCCCACCGCCGAGAGAAAATCCACTTGGTGGGCAGCCCTAGCTCTTGCGCCAGCTTCGCTGAACCCATCCCGTAGCACAACCCGAGGAAGATGTTTTTGGCTTGTAGGCGGGGGAGCCCGGTCAGGTCCGCCATCATCTGATGATTGTCAGCATTCGGATCGTTGCGGTAATGATCAGCTGCTTCCTTCGCGCCCCTCAATCGACACAACTCCGCATAATGCGTGAGCAGCCTCGGCTCTTGCTGGCTGTAGTCACAACGTGCCCACAGCCCCCCTTCGTCCGGGATGTAGACCGAACGCCACAGTGGCCCCATCTCCGGGTCGCGGGCGGGTTGTTGCTGCATGTTGGGGTGTTCGCTACTCAGCCGACCGTATGCCGCTCCGCCGAGGTCACCAGTGTCCTTCTCCCTGCGCAACTGATTGAGCACGCAATGGATCCGGTCGCCAATGGCGTAGTTCCGGATCGAGGCGACAAACGTGGATCGCAGCTTGTTCACCTTCCGGGCTCGCGCCATAGCCGCCGCTGCCGGGTGATCGATGCTGGCGAGTAGCTCCGCGGTGACCGAGTCTTTCCCGGTCTTGGCCGTGCGGGGCGGAGTGACACCAATCTCCTTGAGAGCCCGGACGAACGGACCCGGCGCCCACACGTCACCGACGGAAATGTTGATTCCTGTCTCCTGACGAACGATACCCAGGGCTTTTCGTTCTTCTTCCACACTCCATCGCTCGACGTGATCCAGCCGGTCGTGGGAAAAGCGGACCCCACGCCGTCGCATCTTCAGGAGGACAGGGAGCACCCGAGACTCAAGGTTGTAGATATCCCACAGCCCCTCTTCATCAATTCGTCGTTCCTGCTTGCGGAGGATCTGGAGCGGCAGGAAGCAATCCTGGATGCCGTAGTCTGCTACGAACCGTGCTGGCAGCTTCCAGATGTTCGCCCCGAGTCGCCCCTTCAACCCGTAGGCATCGGCCGCTTCCTTCATCAGGGTCTGTTCCTTGCCGCCGAGCCCGTAGCGCTGCGCGATCGCGTTCAGGTTGTAGCGATCCTGAAGTTCATCCAGGAGTGGTTCCGCAACCTGGATGTCTCGGAACCATTTGGCTGAACTGAACTCGATGCCCACTTCCGCTAGGAAGTCGAGATCATACGTGAGGTTGGTGCCGGCAATGTCTCCAGTGAACGTCTTGGCTTGATCGCGGTAGTAGTTCAGCACTTGGACCGGGTCCATGTTGTCCCCGCCTTGGTGGGCGATCGGGAGATAGAACCCGGGGCCGTCTTCGATCGCAAACCCTATCCCGGCGATGAAGCCTTTGCGACGCACGCCAGGTCCCGTGTTCAACAGGTCGGGGTCGCAGGTCTCGATGTCAACCGCGATGCGCCCGGCCCCCTTCCAGCTAGGCAAGTCCGAAAGTCGTGGTGGTGTCCAGTCTGACCTTGGCGGATAAAGGGCGCCTTGTAGACCTGTCATTCTCCCCGACCCCAAATCAGGTAGACCACCGAACCTACCAAACCCACAACGAATAGAACCTCGAAGAACAGCACCAATTTGACGTTGCGGAGGTGTCTCCGCAGATTCTCGGTGTCTTCCAGGGTCACGAGGTTGCGGATCTTTTCCCGCAGCTGTTCAACGTCTTCCATCGGGGCTCCGAAAGAGAAACGGCCCCGGCGTCTTCACGCCGGGGCCGTGCGGCCGATCAGATCGGCGGGCGAGGCGGATACAACTGCTGCATCGCCTTCACGAGTTCTTTGTGTGTCTCGATCGCTCGCCGGATCCCGGCGGGAGTGCTGGACGCCACGGGGGTCGTGACGCCGTGACTGACGCCGAGAACATCGGTCCAGGTTGTGCTGAGACCCGGGATGGATGCGTCGATCCCCACCTGGGGATCGTCGGCGAAAGAGACGTCCATGTGGCCGCTCGCGCTCGGCTGGACGTAGGTCAGCGAGCGGTTCGCGTGAACGGCCAGCACCCCAAACCCGAGCGGAGACACGCTCACGATGGGCGACTTGGACACACGATCCGCCAGAATGGACTCCTGTGCCGGCGTCGAACAGATGAGGGCGAACGCCGATACGACGGCCGCCGTGAGGAGATACTTCAGCATGGAGGTTCCTTTCGGTTTCGTTGCGCACCCCTTTCTTAGGGCTCGGGGTCAGGAAGCCTGCGCTAGTCTACCGTCGAAACGTTATCACGGTGCTGCGAACAGGCTGATTTCACTCCGCGGCTTCTGAGCTCGGCTTCCACCAGCAGCAGATAGCGTCGCAGGTCGCGGATGTCATCGATCAATCCTTCTGGCCGTTCGTCAGCCTGGGCTCCCGCGAAGATGTCGTATGCCGGCACAGGAAAATTCGTGCTGCCGGCGATCGGGGCTTCACGAAGATCACCGGCGACTGAGGTTGGATCCAGGGCTTTTTCGATCCGGTCCCACTTGCGCGCCAGCATCATGTATGCGCCGACGCCACCACGCTTCTTCCAACTGTCGCCGTAACTCTTCTGAGCGTTGACTAGTCCCTCAACGTCTTCTCGCGCGACGTCAGTCAGCGTCTGCGTGAACCGGATCAGGGGGGAAGTCGCTTCCTCGTTTCCAGATGGAGATGTCATTGATGAAATTCTTCAGGGTCTCGGGTAGTGTTTCCCACTGCTCTGCAAACCACATGCGAAGGTAATTGATCATCCTCTCAGTGTGGCGGTTACCGGACGCTTCCTGATCTTTGCACCACAGGTAGAGTTCGAGCTTGTCCACGCAGTCCAGCCAGTGCTGCTCCTGGCCGGTCAAATGAAACTTCACGCCCATCAGCGCAAGTGTCCGTTCCTCCGCCGCGAGGTAAGCCCGCGTGAGGTCTTTCCCCTCACCCTTGGCCGGGGTGGGCATGTCGCCCAAGTAGCGTTCGGCCACATCGTGAAACAAGACAGCTTGGATCAGATCCAAGGACGGGAGGGGATGGAGAGCAAGCAGCAAGACGCACGCCTGCCAGGAGTGTGCAG